CTGGGGGCTTGGATGTCCAATATCCAGGCTGGAATGATGGTACAACACCATCATCTAAAATGTCACTCCATGGCCTAGCGGGTTGCCGAGTCAGCAGTGAAATTACTTTCTCTGCTGGTTATGAATTCGATTTCAGACCTCTGTATCTACCTTCGGGTGGATCAGCGGCTGATCTCCTTCATAACGCTGCGCTTCGCGCGGATCTTACGGAAATAGCCTTCGGGCTAGATCCGGGATCCATCGCAAAAGCGCTTTACGACGCAACACCGTTCTCCTGGCTTCTAGACTGGTTTGTGAATATTGGCGATATTATCGACAATTTTCGCGGATTACAGTCTAGAGGCGTGCAACTGCTCTGGGGATACATCACCGAAACGGTAACTCGTGAGTCATACTTTGAGTATGCTCTCACGTGGAAGCCGTCAGGTGATGTTTTCTTCAGGACGAACGGATTCTTTGACCAAAAGTCAATTAGAAGAATCCGTGCCACCCCGTTTGGCTTTGGCACCTCTTTCGGCTCGCTATCCGCGAGCCAAGGTGCCATCTTAGCTGCCCTTGCGGCAGCTAAGAGTTAGTCCCAGAGCGGTGATCCCGTTCTGTTCTACCCTTTTAGGAGAACGAAATGTCCCTCACTGATCCTCAGTCAATCACCATCGGGAGTGCTATCTCTCTCGCCCGCGTCTCTGACGACGGGTTCAAGAGCCAGTACTTCTCGGCGGATCGATTGGTCCGGGAGACCGTTTCTTCCCAGTACGTTACTGGGACGAACGGCCGCACGAAGACCCTTTTCCGAGTGGATAAGGATGTCGTCGCTGCGGATCCCATCACAGCACTGAACAAGTCGCTGACTGGTTCGGTCTATGTCGTCTTCGATTTCCCGCTTTTCGGGTACTCGACGGCTGACAAGATCGCCATGTTCAGCGGCGTGAACACGCAGCTCTCAGCCAGCACCAATGCGGTGCTGACCAAGATTCTGCAGCTGGAACACTGACACTTTAATCGGTGTCAGGGACTGTG